GCACGCCTATGGTAGGCGTGCGACTTGTACACTAACTGATTAGAAGGAGAATTCAATTATGTTTAAAGAGCGGTCCCTTTCGTATGATTATGGCGAGAATATTGCGCCGAATCATAATTACTGTATTAGTACCTCCGCTACTAATGCGGTTGCAGCTTTAGCTGCAGGGTACGACAGTTTGAAAGGTATATTGGAGGCTAGGGCTTACGGAAGATCCTATGCTAATATAGCATTTGGTTCCTACAGTAATGTCCCGTGGGCGCATGAGAAATTTTACTCATCGTCTAATAAACCTCCTTTGTTCAACAACTGCGACCATAGCAAGACTAACGGTGGAAATTATCCCATCACAGCTTGTTATTATGGTAGATCAGACCGGTTATATATAGAATATTTCTATAGACAGGCCTGTTCTCTTGGTGTCAATGCAACCGTAAATGCGTTGTCTCGACATCACGTAGCAGATATTGGACCAGCTCAACGTTCCGCGTGGGCTACTATGCAACCTCGTTTTGAAGGTGATGTCTCGATGATTAACTTCATCATCGAGCTCAAGGATTTTAGATCCCTTGCAAAATTCCTCTTAAGAAAACCTTTGAGGAAACTGTCAAACGCGTTTCAGCGCTACAAGCGTTCTGCTTGGCGCAAGAAATTAGATTTGACTAAGCCTATATCCGAACTGCACTTGGCTAATGAGTTTGCACTCAAGCCACTCATCAGTGACGTAGTTACTATCACGGCACAGATGGCGCAGGTCGTAAAAGAGAATCAGCAAAATTTCGCTAATTCTGGATTGGAACGTAACAGTCGGCACTATTCCGAAGTTTTCTCTATAAGTGAAAACAACGAATTAAGTGCTTATAGCCAATCCCGGTACCCTCACTTATTGTGGGGAAGTAATGAAATGTTGACTTTTAATGCAACCATGGAGTATTCATACGAATACAACATGCGTTCAACTATGGACGCTTTCATTAAATACTGGGGATTAGGCTTCAATGCTGAAGCTATTTGGAATGCTATTCCTTTTAGTTTCCTTGTCGACTATTTTTATGGAGTCGGCAGAGCATTGAAATTGAATTCGCGTGACAAGAATGTCTCACTTAACAAAGTACAGTATTGTGAGTCATTATTGTCTGAGAGGACATACGGTGGGCATTATAAGCTTTCTCGTATGTTTGGACCCCTTGTCGGTGCTGGTAGTAATGTATATATACCAGGTGCCGGCAATGCTTTATATCATGGGGCCAAATCTTCCTTTTACACGCGCCGTGTGACACAGCCTAATAAAGGCAGTGTTTTGCCAAGAATAAAACGACCTTCAACAAAACAAGGTTGGAATATTCTAGCATTAGCGAGGTGCTTCTTCTAGTAACTTGTACAGAAGACTCTACTGCAATTTCTGCAGCGTTTACACCGTCACGATACGACGTCTAAATAATAAGGAATCATAATCCATGGGACTATTTACAGATCCTCTAGTACTCGTTGACGAAGATACGAATAATCGTACCTTCAACTTCAGAGCTCAGCTTTCTGAGCCAAATGCAATTGTGGGTGAGTATATCGAACCGGCGGCAGCAATTGCCTCCACATCGAAACTCGTTGTTAAACACACAACATCAGCAGGCGGTCTTAAACGTCATCTTCTCCAAAGAGTTGAGACGTTCGACAAAACTGCTGATCCCACCGACGGATCCGCGGCGATAGTGGTAAATCTCACGATTTCCCACGACCCGCTAGCGACGAACGCGCAAATCCAGAATCAGCTTACGCTGATGATAGATGCGTTGTCCGAGAGTTCCTTCCTCGATAACTTCATGAGGGAGATGCTCTGATGCGTCGAACAATCAGGTTGATATGGATAGTTTTATCATATCCATATTTTTGCATGATTGTTGTTTTCACTCTACTAAAAATGCTTCGCAAGGAATTGCGTCGTAAAGCAGAGTGAACTGAAGTGGCTGTAATACCTATGGCTGGAGGTCTAGATGATTAATATCACCAAACCTGAAAAGCCAGTAGGACATACCGTCAAGGAGTGTTCTCAAGATGATACAGACTATGTTATAGAACTTTTGTCTGCAATTCTTGAGGATGCTTCTAATCAATTAACCTACAGACGTGCTGACGCGCAGGCCGACATGCGCACGATTAAAAACCGTGTTAAACATGAAGGCCTGCCCTTTATCACGCAAACTCTCCCTTACTTTATCAATGAATTCTTTGTATTGATAGAGGGGGGAACACCATCTTTCGAAGGTTTCAAGAAGAAGCCTTCGTCACAGCTGCCCGTGTTTCTTTATGGGTTAACTAGTATGGTCGTGAGTTCTGTAGAACTGGATTATAAGGCTTTTGATTTTCTTTATAGCCTTTGCGTATCCTTCAAAAAGTTGAAGGGTCCATATCCAGAAAATGTATTGTCCGATAATTTGGACAAGTTCATCGCTACGGATCGTGAGCTATCATCTATTGACATAGTGTCAAAGATTAACGGCCGCATCGTGCGACGAGCCAGGCATTTCATCAACCGCTTATTTGAAAAGGTTGATGTTGGTAGCATGCTACCTAAACCTGGTTCCGGGGCTACAAACACGCCCCTGAACTACAGCGAACGTTTCCAACCGTTCGTTGTGTACAAACAGTTATCAGATTCCTTTTCATATCCGCTTTGGTTTTACACCAACGCAATGGATTTCAAGGCTGATGTTGGAAAATACTTTGCCCTAGCAAGAGCAGAGTATCCTAAATCCCGTTTAAAGTTTATCCACAAGTATGTGGGTAAGCCGCGCGGGATATGTATTGAAGAGAACGAAACTCAATGGTGTCAACAAGCCGTAAAAGGCGTGATGTACACTCATATTGAGAATCACCCAATGACTAAAGGCTATATTAACTTTGTTGATCAAGCAATTAATCAACAATTAGCCTTATTGGCGTCATTGGACCAGGACATGGCCACGTTGGACATGTCCGAAGCTTCAGACAGAATATGGAGATGTTTAGTATTCGCGATGTATCGCGATACAGCATTACTTCCATATCTCGATGCAGTCTCGACGAGGGTAATAACCTTCCCCGAGGATGTTAGAGTTGGTGAACTATTGGTCGAGAAATTTGCACCAATGGGTTCAGCAGTCTGTTTCCCTGTAATGGCAACTGTACATTGGGCTTTAGTTAAAGCCATCATACAGTTGACGATGCCAGGGGATACAAGGAAGTTATCCGAACGTGTTTACGTTTACGGGGATGATATTATCATTCCCAACGAAGCAGTCAAGTACGTGTTTGAATACTTGCCTCGCTTCGGGATGAAGTTGAATAAGGAGAAGTCCTTTGTCAACTCATACTTCCGAGAATCTTGCGGCATGCATGCCTATAAAGGGCATGATGTCACTCCCGTGTATAATAACTATACACTAACCAATAAATCTAAATGTGACTCAACATGTCTGTTGAGTACACTCGCGAAAGAAGCACTATACTTTGAAAAAGGTTTTAGTGCGACTGCCGCCGTTGTCCGAAGACGTACACAGGAAGTGTACGGGCCAATCCCTTTCGGGGGACCTACTTCGAAATTGCTTTGCTTTAAACGCAAAGTGGTTACTGACCGCTGTATATCCAGGTATGGATATCCACGAGTTCGGTACAACGCCGATTTGCAAACCTATGAGATGCGCGTAAAATGTGTAATGCCGAGAAAGGCACAAGACATTCACGTACTGTCTCCTAGGCAAGCTCGTTTGAGATGGTTTTTGACCAACTCAGAAGAATCGGGTGAGTTTAGGGATTTTGATGAACTGAAAGTAGTTCATCAATGGCTAACTGAATCAGACCTTGGCTAAGGTCCAACTAAGTTAGTTCGGGGAGCGTGCTAGTGCGGATGTTATGTCATGTACTACACATAAGTGGGCCGAAAGGCATACGA